AAGCGTTGGAAATGTTAGAACGTCCGTTACTGGTTATTGGTTTGTCTACAAGTTTAGGTCTTATTGGGGCGGTATCCTACGCGTGGGCGAGTTGGACAACGGAAACTCTTATATCTGTAGACAAACGCACCGAAGTAATGGCGACTCAGATTGAATACATAAAATTAGAGATGGAGAAAGCCTATGGCGGCAATGTCCAAGCGTACAAAGCAGAATAAACCCCCCAAGGGTTTAACCTACTTTCGAAAAGGTGGGGAGGCTTCATCAAAAAGCAAAGGAAGTAAGATCTGTCCAAAGGGTAAGGCTTGGGCGCAGCGCACGTTTGATACATATCCGTCTGCATACGCAAATATGGCTGCATCTAAATATTGTAAGGATCCAAATTATGCTAAGAAGTCTAAGGGAAAAGCTTAAATGGGCGAGCTTAAAGAATGGCGTGATCAGAATTGGGTTAGGATTAACTCAAGCGGTGAAATCGCTGGGGAATGCGGTACGTCTAAAGATAAGAAGAATCCTGACCGTTGTCTTCCTGCGTCGAAAGCAAGATCCCTTTCCAAAAGCGAAAGAAGATCCACCGCTGCAAAGAAAAAACGTGAAGGCGCAAAAGGCAAAACCGTCGTCAAAAACACAAAAGCCGCAGAAGTCCAAAACGCCAGATTCGGCGGCGAAATCACGCACCAAAAAGCCAAAAGAAAAACCCCGCGCTCGAAAAAAGGCAAAGTAGTAGCAAGAGGTTGCGGTAAAGTGCTTTCCAACCGACGTAAGTTTACGTCGGGGTCAGTGAGTACGTGATGCGCGTTGAGTTTTTTGAACCCAAACTGGAGCAAGGAATTGTCCGCGAAATACTTCAGTGGTCAAAAGATGTTTTAGAAACAAACAGTTCTTTTTTTGGAGGTCTGCCGCCCTGTCCTTATGCGCAAAAGGCGTGGACAGACTATAAAGTATCTATCATGTTTAAATACGAGCCTAGTTTTCAGGTTTTGTATACGTCCATCTCTCAGTTTGACGATAACTTTGAACTTAATATAATAGTGGATATAAACTATGAGCAAGATCCAGAAAATTTTCACGAATATTTGCATAATCTCAATGGGTGCATTGCTGACGGGATGTTCATTGATAGAGATATTTGGTTAATGGGTTTTCACCCGGATGATGAACCGAATGATTTTGTTGCGGAGCCTTCTGAAACGTTTGAACCCGTTGTAGATCAAGAATATGCTATGATATTTGTACAACGGCTGAGTAAGTTGCAAGAAAGCGCAGACAAACTTGCAAAAAGAGGGTATTATAAGCCTTACGAAGAAGATTACAACGCCAAGGAACTATTTGAACACAGGCATCAACTGTATAGGAGACTTAAAGATGGCAATGCGTCCTAAGAAAAAAATGCGGGCTGGCGGCATGGTTAAGAAGATGCGCGGCGGTGGAATGGTTAAGAAGATGCGCGGTGGTGGCATGGTTAAGAAGATGCGCAAAGGCGGAATGGTAAAGAAGAAGTAAAATGGCTGTATCTGGAAGCACAGATTTTGAGCTTGACGTAGCCGAATACGTTGAAGAAGCCTTTGAGCGCTGTGGGCTTGAGGTTCGTACTGGTTACGACCTTAAAACCGCTAAACGTTCTTTAAACCTGTTGCTTGCGGATTGGGCAAACCGTGGGTTAAATCAGTGGACTATCAAACAACGTTCGGTAACGTTGGTTGTTGGAGATGGTGCGTATGATCTGGGAACGGACGTTATTGACGTTCTTTCGGTGGTTGTTCGGAGAGATGGGACTGATTACTCTCTTGAACGTTTAAGTCGCGATGAGTTTTTAAACATACCGACAAAGACAACACAGGGCCGACCCAATCAGTTTTTTTTAGACCGCCAACTTACACCAAGTTTAAAAATTTGGCCTACTCCTGAAAACACTACAGATGTCGTTATTTATGATGCCTTAACCCGTATAAATGATGCAGATATTTACACAAACACGATGGACCTGCCTTTTAGGTTTTACCCCTGTTTGGCTGCGGGTTTAGCTTATTACATTGCCTTAAAACGAGCGCCTAATAGAGTTCAGCTTTTAAAAGCAGTTTATGAAGAAGAGTTTGATCGTGCGGCTACCGAAGACCGTGATAGATCTTCGTTTAATGTTGTTCCGAAACACGAATATTATAGAGCAGGTTAATGGCTAAATTTGCTTCAGGAAAACACGCTTATGCTATCTCTGATCGAAGTGGTCAGCGATACCGTTATCGTGATATGAAGCGGGAGTGGAATGGTCTTCTAGTTGGTCCGGATGAATACGAACCAAAGCACCCACAATTGGGGCCGTTTAGAAAAGTAAATGATCCCCAAGCGTTAAGAAATGCTCGGCCTCAGTCTAAAAACCCTGTAAGTAAGTTTTTAGTCGTTACTACTAACGGTATTGTTTACTTGGGCAATGGAAACTGGTCTACAACCGCAGGGGCGGAGTTGCCGTCTGAGCTTGAAAACACAACAGAATTAGTAGGTTCTGTTGGGACAGTTACGGTGGTGATCGCATGAGTTTTACATATGCTCAATTAAAAACTGCAATACAGGACTACACTGAGAATGACGAAACATCGTTCGTGACTAATATCCCTGTTTTTATTAGATTAGCTGAAGAACGCGTTCTCAAGAATGTTCAACTTAGTTTGTTTCGAAAAAACGTCACAGGAAGTTTGACGATTAACAATCAATACTTGGCGATGCCTAGTGACTTTTTAAGCCCCTTTTCGTTATCGTTTGTAGACGGAAACTCTGAGATGCAGTTTTTAGAGTTTAAGGATGTTGATTTCATTCAAACATACAACCCTAATTATGTTACAACGGGAAGTCCTAAATATTACGCCGTTTTTGATGTCAGTAATTTTATCTTGAGCCCCACTCCGGATGCTTCTCGTGCGGTTGAATTGCATTATTTTTATCGCCCCGCAAGTTTAACTTCGGGAGCCGATTCTGGAACAACATGGTTAAGTGAAAATGCTGAACTAGCTTTGCTTTATGGAAGTTTAGTAGAGGCTTACACTTACATGAAGGGTGATTTAAACCTTATGCAGCTTTATGAAAAGCGTATGGTTGAGTCTTTAGGTCGATTGAAAAATCTGGGCGAAGGTCAAGAAACCACAGATCAATACCGCAGTGGAACACTTAGGATACAACGAACATGATTCCTGAATTAAAAATATCCGAAGATTTTGGCATTGAAGTGCATACGTCTTCAAATAGGGGTTTTTCTCCAGAAGAAGTTGCACAAAGATGTGTGTCTAAAATTGTAAATGTGGCGGACAGCGCTCCTCCCGCAATACAAGATCAAGCTCGTGTATTTGAACGTCAGATAGCGAAAGTTGTAGAGTTTTATTTACGAGAAGCTATCAAAAGTGACAGAACTACGGTATATAATGCAATTACAGACGCAGGGCACCCAGAACTTGCGGAACTTATAAGGAGACTGTGATATGGCCTTTAGCGGCAATTTTATGTGCACCTCATTCAAGAAAGAACTCTTGTTTGGTGCCCACGACTTAGCGAACGGTGCGGATACACTGAAGCTAGCGTTGTACACAAACAGCGCATCTTTTAACGCGGCAACAACTGCGTACACCACCTCTAACGAAGTTAGTGGCACGGGTTACAGCGCAGGCGGCGGAACGCTGACTAACGTGGACCCAACTTCTTCGGGCACGACAGCGTTGACAGATTTTTCTGATCTGACGTTTTCGACTGCGACGATAACTGCTCGTGGTGCGTTGATTTACAACACCACTCCAAACACGACTTCGATTTCTTTGACGAATCCGACAGTCGTTGTGTTGGATTTCGGTGGAGACAAAACGTCTACAGCGGGTGATTTCACAATCGTCTTCCCAACTGCTGATTCGAGTAACGCTATTATTCGCATAGCCTAAACCATTTAGGCGACCGAAATGGCACTTATTGCAGGTTGGGGTCGAGGCACATGGTCTGAAGGGGCTTGGAGTAGCCCTCTTCCTGTAACAGTTACTGGTGTATCTGCTACAGGACAGGTCGGATCGGTAACGGTAGCGGGCGCAAGTGATGTGCCTGTTACTGGAGTCGAGGCCACAGGAAATGTTGGCTCTGTTTCTATAACAACAGAAGCGAATGTTTTCCCAACAGGTGTATCTGCTACGGGTCAAGTAGGAACAGCGGTCGCTTCGGCGGCTGCGAATGTTTCTGTTACGGGCGTTTCCTCCACAGGAAGTGTTGGCTCTGTTTCTGTTACGGCAGATGCGGGCGTTTCTGTTACGGGCGTTTCCTCCACAGGAAGTGTTGGTTCGGTCACTGTAGTTGGCGCAGCGGGCGTTTCTGTTACGGGCGTATCTTCTACGGGAGGTGTTGGTTCTGCTACTGTTATTGGGGATGCTTCGGTATCTCCAACTGGTCTGGCGGGTACAGGCCAAGTTGGCTCCGCTACAGTTGCAGCCAACGCAAATGTATCGGTTACAGGACTCGCGGCTACTGGTCAGGTTGGAACTGCGCAGGCTACGGGTCAGGGCATAGTTCCAGTTACCGGCTTAGAAGCCACAGGTGGAGTCGGCGGGGTTACTGTTACTGCGGTTGCCAACACCTCTGTTACTGGCGTGTCGGCTACTGGAACTGTGGGCGCAGTTACTGCGACGGCGGCAGCGGATGTTTCTGTTACTGGCGTGTCGGCTACTGGAGAAGTTGGTCAGGCCGGGGTGCTACAAGGTGTAGCCGTTCCGGTTACGGGCGTGTCGGCTACTGGTCAGGTTGGGGATGCCACCGCATCCATTAGCATCGACGCGGTTGCTACTGGCGTTTCGGCCACCGCAGGCAATGGCTCTGTTACAGTCGTTGCAAAGGCCGATATCTCTCCAACAGGAGTAGCGGGCACAGGTCAGGTTGGTCAGGCAACCACCACGGGAACTTCTGTTGTCCCAACCACGGGGCTTGAAGCCACCGGAGCCGTTGGTTCGGTTACGGTCGATGCGGCGGCGAATGTTTCCGTCACGGGCGTGTCCGCGACAGGAGCGGTTGGTTCAGTCACCGTAGACGAAAACGAAGTTGTGAATGTTACGGGCGTTGCTGCCACGGGAGCCGTTGGATCGGTCACTGTCGATAATGTCACCTACGGTAGTGGCGCAAGCCACAACTCCGGTTACTGGATTGCAGGCAACGGGGTCGGTAGGTTCTATTGAGGTCGTAACGGGTTCCGTTACTAATGTTACGGGCGTTGCCGCCACGGGCGCGGTTGGCGCAGCCACTGTAGATTTATCGCTAGATGTAGACGTTACGGGTGTTGCGGCGACAGGAACGGTTGGGGATGTAACGGTCACGGGCGTTACATCTGTTCCGGTCACGGGAGTCGAAGCTACAGGATCTGTTGGTTCGGTAACTGTAGACCTTGTTACGGAGGTTCCGGTAACAGGGGTAAGCGCCACTGGACAAGTAGGTCAGATCTCTGACTTTATTATTGGATGCACCGTATTCCCAACAGGTGTTTCTGCTCTAGGAGAAACTAACTCCGTACTTATTTGGCAAAGGATTGCTCCAAATCAAAATCCGGGCTATACTGAAACTACACCATCTTCTACCCCGGCTTGGAGCGACGAAACACCGTCTCAGACTCCAAACTGGGATGACATAGCAGCATAGGACAATTAAATGCCTAGTACATATACTTTAAACAACGGTATTGAGATTATCGCCACAGGCGAACAATCCGGTACATGGGGTGATACCACCAATACAAACCTGAGTTTAATTGATACCGCATTGGACGGTCAGGTTTCGATAACGCTGGCTGCAACGGGATCGTCGGGTTCTCCAAACGGCTTGCCTATTACAGACGGCGCAGCGTCCAACGGGCGTAATCGTTTGGTTATTTTTGGCGATGGCGGAGACTTGGGTGGCACGGCGTATGTGCAGCTTACCCCAAGCGATTCCGAAAAAATTGTTTATGTGCGCAATAACCTATCGGGTTCGCGTAGCATCTTGTTGTTTCAGGGTACATACAACGCTTCAAATGATTACGAAGTTCCTGCGGGTAAAACTGCGGTTGTGTTTTTTAACGGCTCTGGATCAGGGTCGGTTGCGGCAAACGTGTTTAACAACGCTCACTTTGACGCCTTAAACGTTGTGGGTGCCGCAGCGATAGGCACCACTTTGACTGTGGGCACAAGCGTAAACATTGCTAGTTCGACCACCGTCAACGGTGTTTTAGATGAAGACAACATGTCTTCCAACAGTGCTACAAAGCTGGCTACGCAACAGTCGATCAAGGCGTATGTAGACAGTCAAGTAACGGCCCAAGATTTGGATATCGCGGGTGATGGTGGAACGGGTTCTGTTGATTTAGACAGTCAGACGTTCACGGTTGCGGGCACCTCTAATGAAATTGAAACTGCGGCTTCGGGCCAGACCATTACGGTGGGTCTTCCCAATGCGGTGACAATCTCGACATTAACCGCGTCAACTGTTGATATTAACGGTGGTGCGATTGACGGCACTAATATTGGGGCATCTTCCGCCGGGACGGGGGCTTTCACAAGCCTAACCGCTAATGGTGGTGGATCGTTGACCGGAACGTGGTCCAATCTAGGCACTGTAACGACTGTTGATATTAATGGCGGCACCATAGATGGCTCTGTGATTGGCGGCGCTTCGTCTGCAGCGGGTACGTTTACAACGCTTGTTGCGGATACGAGCTTGAATATTGCGGGTGACGGGGCAACTGTTACGGGCATTAAAGACGAAGACAACATGGCGTCTAACAGCGCCACAAAGCTGGCTACGCAACAATCTATTAAGGCGTATGTTGATTCTCAGGTCACGGCGCAAGATTTAGATTTCCAAGGGGATAGCGGCACAGGTTCGATTGATCTGGACAGTCAGACCCTTGATATTAGCGGCACTGCAAACCAGATCGTAACGTCTGCGTCTGGTCAAACTCTTACAGTTAGCTTGCCTGCCACGGTTGCTACGACTACCGCAGATTTAACCAACATTGAGGTTACGAACATCAAGGCCAAAGACGGTACTGCGGCGGGTTCGATTGCCAACAGTACTGGGGTTGTGACGTTTAGTTCAGCGGTTTTGAGTACTGCGGATATCAACGGCGGCACTGTAGATGGCGCGGTTATTGGTGGATCAACAGCGGCAGCGGGTACATTCACAAGTCTGAACGCTACGGGCGGTGGTTCTTTAACTGGAACATGGTCGAACTTAGGCACAGTTACTACGATTGATATTAACGGCGGTTCAATAGACGGCACCGTGATTGGAGCCAACAGCGCGGCGGCGGGTACGTTTACAAACATTACCGCTACGGGCGGAAGCATTACGGGTATTACTGATCTTGCGGTTGCGGATGGTGGTACAGGCGCTTCTACTGCGGCGGCGGCACGAACAAATCTTGATGTAGACCAAGCTGGCACTGCGCTAGCGTTGGCTATCGCACTTGGATAAAGGATTGCTTAGATGGCAAACATATTTAAAAACTATACGTCTACTTCGGTAGGAACTGGAGCGACCACTGTTTACACGGTTCCGTCCTCAACAACGGCGGTAACGATTGGGTTGACGGTTGCTAACCGGACTTCGGCTCAGATTCTAATAGATGTCCAGTGCGCGGGAGCTTATGTTGTTAAGGACGCGCCGATTCCTACGGGCAGCGGCTTATCAGTTTTGGATGGTAAAATAATCCTAGAGACAACGGACACTGTTGTGGTAACATCTGACACAGCATCTTCTGCGGATGTGATCTTGAGCGTACTGGAGCAAACCTAATGGCGGGTTATGTTGGAACCAAGGCGGTTTTATTAAGCACCACCGCTGCGAATGTTGGCGGCGCTGCTTCGATTGGCGGTGATCTGACCGTAGACACAAGCACCCTGCACGTTGACAGCACGAATAATCGAGTTGGGATTGGCACGAGTTCGCCTACAGGAAAGTTGCAAGTAGTTGGCGCAGCAAACTCAGACGTTTTCTATTTAACAGATGCCAATGAAGATGACAGGGGTTTAATGTTCTCAAACTCCAGCAATGGTATTATTTGGGACATTGACGCTAAGGGGGCCGCAGGTTCTTTCGGTCAAATCTCTTTTAGCACTAATAGCTCAGAAGCCATGCGCCTCGATTCATCGGGCAACCTGCTTGTGGGGACTACTGATAGTCTACCTGCAACCAATAATGATGCTAGTGGTATTGCTTTACGATCTGATGGTAATGCACAATTTTCTCGTAGTGGGGCTGCAACAGCACGTTTTAATCGTGGCAGTTCAGATGGTGAAATTGTAAGTTTTAACAAAGACGGCACCACGGTGGGGAGTATTGGGGTAAACAGTAACGCTCCTTATCTTGTAAGGTCTGGTCTTAGTGGTGTGGCGATTGCAGGTGGAGGCCAGTTTGTAGCTACGACTAGCGATGGCGCTGGCTCGGATAATTCTCGAGACTTGGGCGCTGCAACTATTCGCTGGGACGACGTTTTCGCTACCAATGGCACGATTAACACATCTGACCGCAACGAAAAGCAAGACATTGCAGAGCTATCTGACGCAGAGCAACGTGTGGCTGTAGCAGCTAAAGGCTTAC